CATCCAGGTCGAAGATATAGAGTGGGCAGTCGTTCATACCTTCCCCTAAACTAGTGTGTTGAGGTGCTTGGTGGCAGCGGCAGCGGTAGCCTGGAGCCACTTATCCGCGTTCCGCACGATAAAGTAACGGTTCACGCCTTTGGTGGATCGAACGGTCTTGCCTTTGTTGAACATCGGAACACCGGATCGCCGCAGCTCACGGCCTAGGCCATTCGCGGTGACCTTCGATTCGATGGGGTTGTAGATCCTCAGCAGCTCTGCGGTGGTGAACAGATCACCCGCTACCTTTACCTTTCCGACTCGCAGCACCATGTCCGGGTCGGCTTTCAGCTGGCTTACCCACGCACCGAGGTCGGACTTTGTGTCGCTGATCATGTTGTCTTTGGCCTGGGTATACAGCGCCGGTGCCGCTGGGTTGAAGTCACCGAGATCCAGACGTAGGAGCCAGTCGAAGACGATAGGACCGAGGGTTCATCGGCGGGGCGGTGGCCTCCCAGATGAAGGACCGCCGATCCTTGTCTTCGAGGAAGAAGGCATCTGGCTGGTTGGAGGTGAAGAGGTAGTTCACGCAGTCGGGGACCGAGAAGGCGGGGACATACTTGATGTTGATGCGCATGGTCTTCTGGGTAACCAGCGTCTTCAGCGTGCCAGCGTGCTGGCGGCTGTCGTTTCCTGTGACGTCATCAGCGAGGATGAACTGCTTGTTCTCCGCCCAGTCGGTGAACCCACCCTCCAGGTTCTCCTGCTTGATCTCCTGGAAGTTCTTACCGTAGATCGCCCCCATCGTATAGCCCACGAGTGACTTGCCGGTGCCCTGGTCCACACCATGGATAAGGCAGGTGGTGAAGAGCTTGGTCCCCGGGTGCTGGAGCGGGTAGGCTAGCCAGCGCAGAAACCAGAGTCTCTCGTCGGCGGTGGCGCCGGTGAAGATGTGGTCGATCAGCCGCAGGAATAACGCTGGGTCACCGCGCTTCGGCTCACAGCCCCAGCCTGGCCACGTATTCAGTTCACGGGTGTCGGTCAGCTGGTCCTGTCCGGGAGCGTAGGTAAGACGTGAGGCAACACTTCGGAAAGGCCACGTGAGCCACCGTTCTGCGAGGGGCGTCCGCTTCAGGCTGGTGTCACCGCTGGGCGTCACGACTAGCTCCGGACCAGAGAGATCCGCGTAAGCGTGATTTACGAAGGCATTCGGTGCGATCTTCTGGCCGGTGCCTAGCTCGTAGACCAGACCCGGGTCACGCACGTAGATGACCTGCTTGTTCAGGTCCCACATCGACTTCGCCAGCGTGAGAGGCTCACTGCCTCGGTTCAGCAGGTCGGTGAGATCCGCCTTCGGGTGCTTGCAAGCGAGGAGATAATCGTCAAGACCTACCTTCTCGCCGTCCGGGCCGGGTGAGAGGGCCACGTAGTGCGGCAAGGCTCCGTGAACCCACAGCTCCTCCGCAAGGGCATTCAGTGCCGAGCACACGTCGGGCTTCTCCCGAAAGTCAGAGTCGTAGATGATGCAGACGTGACGCTGACACCAGTTGACCGCTTCCAGTTCCGGTAGTAGCAGATAGCCGGCACTCTTGGACTTGAAGTTCCACACCCCACCCACACCGATGGTTGGGTAGCCGACCTGACAGGCCTTGGCCGCCTTGAGCTCACCCTCGGTGATGATCAGTGGCAGCTTAGCGTCACCCAGAAGTGGTTGCCACCGAACACTCGGTGGAAAGTAAGGGTGGATGCTGGTGTCAGGTAGCTGAACATACTTGATCTCACGAGTGTCGGTCTGCGCCTTGAAGCTGCTGTCACCGCGCAGATAGCGCCATCGCTTGAAAGGTTCCTTGCCGCCTCGGTTCACCGTCATCGGAGACCCATCCGCGTTGAAGTAGGGAATCTCCAGGGCGGGGACGGGACGAAACCAGGTGCAGAGCGCAACCATCTCCGTGGCGGTGCGGACATCCATCTTCAGGGTCTTGTAGTCTGCCTCGGTTAGTCCCGAAGTCTGGAGCTTGGCGAGGGCGAGCTTCCGCACCTCCGGTGAGGGACTACCAGCACGTGACATGTTTAAGCTCGCGTGATGGTGATGGTGTCGTGCTTGCCGGTCTGCTGATTCAAGACCGGCACGGTAAGCACCTCATGGGCTTTCGAGAACTTCGTGCGGAAGGTGCTGAGGTTCCACCCAAGCTTGGCCACTACTGCGTCGATCCCCTGAATCACGATAGGCTCCTCGGGTCCACTAGGATCGTCCCACCGAGGACCGGGCTGGCGCTGCCAGAGAAACTTCTGCTGGTCACGGAAGCGCTTCCACTGGCCACCACGACCGATGGGCGGCGCGAATACCATCAGCATCATATCTTGGATCGCCGTTCGTCGCTCTTCGAGGCGCGGCAACTTGGTGACTTTACGATCCACAACGTGGTGCTTAATAAGATCTTCGATCAGATCTTCCTGCTGGTGAACAAGGTCATAGGCGGTGGGCACAATCAAACCTCCAGGTTGCGTGGTTGAGGCTGCATGATCTTAGAGGGCTATCATACACCCGTGATCGTGGTGGAGTCCAATATAATTTACACCACGAGATCAGCTCGAGGGCGGCGTGATGGCTCGTCAAATTCTTATAGACATATGTAAGATTGAGAGTGAAGCGTGAAGTTGGGCGATCGCTGTTTTGCACCGGTACAGCAACGTGGATGTGCACCGAAAAATTGCCTCAAACTAGCCTCGATGGGCCTCAAAAACAGGCGAAAGAACAGGGTGAAGAGGCGAAACAACACGGGCCAACAGGTGAAAGAAAAGAGAACTCGCAAAATAAGATTCAGGTGCTTCACCCAACGTAAGTGAAGATGGGCTGCGTGATATGCCTGTAAATCTCGGCGTTTGTATCTCAGTATCTCTAAAAGAGGGCCCAAACCTATATATATATCCATAACTCCTATCTATTAATACTTACTTATTTCCCTTCCTCCTCCTAAGAGAATTAGAGAAAAAAGAGATACAAAGATACAAAACTTTTTATAGCAGCTGTCTCACTAACTCTGTGGCGTATCTGATTCTCAAAAAAAATCAGATACAAAGATACATAGCACCATCACGTCGCCCGACGAGAGGTCCTGTCCTTCCTGTTGTGGCGCGTGTGAGAGGTGTATCTGATTGTGTTTTTGGCCTGTATGGTGAAGCGCGGTGTGTGGCTGAGAGTGGGCAGTGGATTTATATTTACCGTTTGGAGAATATCACCGATGCAACGTAAGGTCAACCACGCCACTGAGACTCAGCGCACCGGCGCTTCTAAGGGTGTCAAGAAGACCGACGATCAGTGGCAGATGTTCCTCGATGCGCTGGTGGAAGAGCCCAACGTCTCGAAGGCCTGTGACGTTGCCAACATCACTCGGTTCTGCGCCTACGATCGCAAGCGTGACGATCCGGCATTCTCCGCTGCTTGGGACGATGCCTTTGATCGCGGCTACAACAAAGCGGAAGAGGAGGCGTGGCGCCGAGCGGTGACCGGAACGCCGCGTCAACTCTTCTTCAAAGGACGGCCGGTGACGGTGAAAGATCCCAAGACCAAGAAGCGGAAAGAAGTCACCGTGCTCGAGACCAGTGACACGCTGCTCATGTTCTTGATGAAGGGTCGCAAGCGCAACGTATTTGGCGACAAGACCGAGGTGGTGATGGCTGGCCACAAGCGGGAGAAGCAGCAGCTCACCGACGAAGAGCTTGACGCGCTGATCGCCGAAAGGCTGGGATCATGACGCACGCGGTGCTAGCACCTCCTCGCCTCGACAACCGCCCGCGTGGCGAGGGGTCCAAAGGCCCACGGAAGAAGAACCGCAAACCTAGCACCAGTGTCCACCAGTCACCCTCAGCGGCCCCGAAGGACCTTCAGGCTAAGGTTCTAACCCGGGAGGAGAAACTGGAGCTCCTGGACTGCATCAGTGAACGCGCTCGCCGGCACCTGGTGCCCTTCATGCAGTTCACGCGCAAGGGCTACAAAGCGGGGATGTTCCACAAGCAGCTTGGCAAGGCGCTGGAAAAGTTCCTCGATGACGTGGTGGCGGAGAAGTCACCGCGGTTGATCATCATGGCACCGCCTCGTCACGGCAAGAGTGAGGAAGCTTCGCGGTGCTTCCCCGCCTTTGCGCTGGGAAAGTATCCCGACCTGGACATCATTGCTACGAGCTACGCTAGTGATCTTGCCTCATCGATCAACCGTGACGTGCAGCGCATCATCGACTCGGAAGAGTACCGTGAGCTCTTTCCTGACACCGCCCTGTGGGGCACGAACATCCGCACCGTGGCGGATGGTTCCTATCTGCGCAACAGTGACATCTTCGAGATCGTCGATCACAAGGGAATCTACAAGAGCGCCGGTGTTGGTGCCGGGGTCACCGGCCGTGGGGCGCGCGTCATCCTCGTTGATGACCCAATCAAAGATGCGCAGGAGGCCGGCAGCGAGACCATTCGCCAAGGCGTCTGGGACTGGTTCACGTCGACACTCTACACTCGCCTGATGCCCGGTGGTGGGATCATCATCATCATGACTCGGTGGCACGAGGATGACCTGGTGGGCCGAATCCTCGTGAACATGAAGATGGGCGGCGAGCAGTATCAGGTGCTTCGCTTCCCCGCCATCGCGGAAGAGGATGAGTTCGATGAGGACAAGGCGCTGCTTCGCAAGAAGGGTGAGGCACTGCACCCTGAACGCTACCCGCTGAAAGCGCTGGAGCGCATCAAGCTGGGAACTTCCGACAAGCCGGGTGTGGGCTCGAAGGTGTGGGCTTCCCTGTATCAGCAGCGTCCGGCGGCGGCGGAAGGAAACCTCTTCAAGAAGGACAACTGGCAGTGGCACCGGTTGCAGAACAAGCGCTATTCCGAGATGACGCAGCGTGAGCGTCGGGCGTTGCACATCCAGCTGGACATCAACATGGTGACGCAGACGTGGGACACGGCTCTGGGCGTCAAGAAGCAGAATGATTACTCGGCGTGCGTCACTCTCGGCATCGCCAAGAGTCGCTTTTACATCCTGGACGTGTGGAAAGATCGCTTGCAGTTCCCCGATGTGAAGCGCCAGGTGGAGATGCTCTTCGACGCGTGGGCGGTGGTGAACAAGGTGAACGTTGAGGGCGGTGGCTCCGCGTCAGGCAAGGCCACCGTGCAGGCGGTGAGTCGCGATTCACGCGTGCCCATCTTCGAAGTCATCCATGCGACGGACAAAGTTCTTCGTGCCGATACGATCACGCCTTATCACGAAGGCAAGATGATCTACTTCCTCGAAGGGCCACACGGGGAAAAGGAAGCCTGGCAGTCCGACTTCATCGAGCAGTGCAGCAACTTCCCGAATGCGAAGCACGACGATGACGTGGATGCCTTCATCGGTGCGATGGAAGACGCGACTGGCGGAGAGGGACCGATCGAGATCAGTGATGAGCTGCTGGCCCTGGCCATGAATGGTGAGCTATGATCGACCTGCGTGGCAGCATCGTGATTGGGTCTGATGAGGACTTTGCGGAGCACCCCGAAAGGGCTGACTCGGACTTGCGACAACGAAGCGTCAATGACGCAGACAGCAAGCGGAGCGGTGAGATTCCGCCGCGTGCGTATGATCAAGCCTACTGCATCACGCTCGACGGAGACCTCCCAGGCCATAACTTCCGTGGGAATCAATGGTCCGTGGTAGGTGCCTCAAGTGTCGTGAAGGGCGAAGGCAAGAAGAAGACCATCACACGCGTGGACGCGAAAGGCAAGCCGCTGCCCAAGAACATCCAGATGCGGATGAACGCCCTGGGCATTCCCCCTGCGTGGACCAACGTGCACCTGAGCAAAGATCCCAACGCCGATCTTCAGGCGAAGGGCACAGCCGCGAATGGCAAGGTGCAGAGTGTCTACTCCGCACAGCACAACGAGAATGCCGCAGCTGAGAAGTTCGCTCGTCTGAATGAATTTGACCAGGCGCGTCCTGGCCTTGTGAATGCCGCCGCGAAGGATATGGCCAAGGGCAATGACACCGCAGCTGCCGTGATGCTCATCAATGCTACCGGCTTCCGAGTCGGAAACTCCGCCCAGCTGGGGAAAGAGGAGGCCTTCGGTGCGACAACTCTCGAAGGACGTCACGTGAAGGTCACGGGCGACAAAGTCTACTTCCACTTCATCGGAAAGCACGGCGTAGACATCGAACACGAGATCAAAGACGCGAAGCTGGCGAAGTTCATCGCGGATAAGAAGGCCGAGGTCGGAAAGAACGGCAAGCTGTTCGACACGAACGATGGCAAGGTGCGAGATTACATCAAGGCGAAGACCGGCAACGACAGCTTCAAGGCGCATGACTTCCGCACGTGGCACGGCACCTCATTCGCAGCCAAGCTGCTCAAAGGTCGTCATGAAGCCAAGACGGAGAAGGAGTTCAAGGCGGTGCAGAAGGAAGTCTCAACTGCCGTCAGCGAGCACCTGCATAACTCGCCGGGCATGGCACTCAGTTCTTACATCGCACCCTCCGTGTGGGGATCTGTTCGGAGGATGGCATGATCAACGTGCAGGATCTCGAGCAGAGCATGACTGATCATCTGGAGAACACCCACTTCAGTGATGACGGAAAGCTCGATGCGAAGATCAACTGGCAGTCCTGCAAGCAGCTTGATGAAGATCCTGAGGACGTGATTGCACAGGACATGGCATTCAGCGTCACCGAGCCGGATGGAGAAGAGTCATGACCCTCAACCCAGCCAAGTGGATTCGCAACTGGCGCAACGAGCGTGAGCTTGAGCATCACCGTGAGCGTGATCGCCACGAGCTGGCGGAGACGCAGGAAGAGTACGCGAAGAAACTGCTCAACATCGATGATGGTGCACTCGCGATGGCTATGATCCAGCGAGGTCAGAACGCCTTCTTGGAGCTGCCGAAGCCGAAGTTCAGCCTGCATCCCTACACCCCACCTTTCAAGAACGTCGCCCCTGCCGATCACATCCTCGCGATGGATGATGCCTACAACAGTATGATCGGCCCGAGGCCTAACAGTCGTACCGGGATGTTCGCCGGCACGGGCGGTTTCCCTGGGTTCCCCTATCTCACCGAACTGTTGCAGATCAACGAGTATCGAGACATCACCGACTGCACCGTCGATGAGATGACTCGCAAGTGGATCGAGCACAAGTCCTCGGCGAACAAGGACCGCACCGACGTCATCAAGCAGCTTGATACGTGGTATAAGGATAAGCACGTCAAGGAGTGGTTCAACTGGGCGGGAAAGTTTGAAGGCTACATGGGTCGCTCACAGCTCTTCACCGACTTCGGTGATGAAGATGAGGAGCTTGTCACTCCTCTCGCGCTGGACCCAAGCAAGATCAGGAAGGGTTCTTTCAAGCGGTTCAAAGGCATCGAGCCGATCACCACCTATCCTGCGGAGTATAACGCCAGTGATCCGCTGGATCCGTGCTACTACGTCATCGAGTCGTGGTTCGTGTACAGCAAGAAAGTTCACTCGAGCCGGCTGTTGGAGTTCAACTCGCGACCACTGCCCGACCTGCTCAAGCCGGTGTTCAACTTCAGCGGTATGTCGCTCAGCCAGTTAGCCCAGCCGTACATCGACTACTGGCTCAGCAGCCGTGACAGTGCGGGACGTCTGTTGCGCAACTTCTCAACGGCGACACTCAAGACGAATATGAATGGCATCCTGCAGGGGCAGAACTATGAGAGCTTCAAGAAGCGTCTCATGTTCTTCACCGCGATGCAGCAGAATAACGGCGTGTTCATGCTCGATAAGTTGGAAGAGTTCGGTAAGGAGAACACACCACTCTCTGGCGTCAAGGATTTAGTATCCCAGGCCCAGGAGCACATGGCAACCGTCGCTAAGGTGCCGCTGTCCGTCATGTTTGGCTTGTCGCCCTCGGGACTTACCACCACGGCTGAGTCGGATATCACCATCTACAACAACCGTGTCAATGCCCGCCAGGAGGCGATGTTCCGTCAGCCGCTCGAGGCTGTGGATAAGATCGCCATGCTGGATCTGTTCGGGGAGATCTACGACGACATCACCTTCGACTTCGTGGACCTCGTCTCGATGAATGGCAAGGAGCAGGCTCTCATTCGGAAGTCGGATGGCGAGACCGATGCCGCTTACATCACCGCTGGCGTGGTTGAGCCTGAAGAAGTTCGTGCGAAGATCGCCGCCGACCCGGACAGCGGCTACAACAACCTTGATCCGAACAAGAAGATCACCCCGCCCGCGCAGCAAGAACCGCCCAAGGGTGGCAGCGCTTCATCGAAGATGGGCAGCAAGCCTGGGCAGAGTGGCGCCCCCGACCCGGACATGCAGCAGGCAGAGAACTCCAATGACTCAGTGAACCCGCTGCTCCAGGATGCGGCCAGGATGACGATGGATGAAGCCACACGGCTGGCCGGTGATACTGCCCTGTGGCCGGGAAACCAGCACACGGGAACGCTGAATGACGGTGATCCCTCTGTCAATGCGATGAAGCACACGGCCGTTGCGCAGAAGGCTACGAACGTGGCAAACACGGTCGGCACCAAGGCGTCTCACGAGAAAGCATTCAAGGCTCACGATCGCGCGTGCAAGGCTCACCAGCTTGCATTGGCTACCGCGGACAAAACCAACAAGCGAGTGCACAAGGCTTACATCGACGCTCACGAGACGGCGATGGGACTGCATCAGATGGAGTCCGCACCTCAGCCTGAAGAAGTGGAGGACTGAGATGAACGACCTCGACACTCTCCGCTTCTATCGCTATCAGGTGCAGCCACTATTGATTTATCTCTACCTGGAAGCGAAGCTTGAAGCACCATCTACTTTCGATCACAAGATTGAGGGACCGCGTTTAGTCGCCACTCTTCGTGAACAAGGATTCTCGATGAACTTTCCGATCGAAGACATCGTGCCAACCAAGAATGCCAAGGAGAAGAAACCATGAGTAACCCGCCTCAGATTGCCTACGCATCCGCCAACGACCAGGCTACCAACGCACTTTGGAGCTACTCCGCCTCGCCGGTCATGGCGTCAGCACCGGCATCATGTGGGCGGTGACCTCTGGCATCGGTCTTACCGACAACACCACTACCAGTCTCGCTGCGAACGATGTGACTGGCTTCATCGACTACCTGTAGGTCATCTAAGGAGCTTATCATGGCCCAATACGTTTTTCAATGCTGTGGACGAACCGTCAACGTTCTGGATGACAGTGTCAGTCCTATCACACTGCCACACCTTTGCCTGAATGACATTCCGTGCGTCGGCCTGGCATATGCGTCGTCTCAGCCGCAGACTGTGGCGATCGCTGACCCCAGCACCGTGGTCGTCGACCCAATCATTCCCACCCAGCTTGACGGTGCTGATGGCGGAACGTCGAACAACGGAGACGGACAATGACCAACCGACTGAAAGGTTCTATCACGCTGGACTCGAACTATGAGAAGGTTAAAGCCGACGCTTTCAAGTGTAGCAACGAGGCTAACGTTGCCTCTAATGCTGCACGCTTGAAGAATGATCATGAATCTCATCAGAAAGCAAAGCAACTCAACTTCATCGCAATGAAAGCGCATCGTCGTGCTGCTGAGCTATCACCCACGCCCGAAGCTGAAGACAACCATGCGCGCTTGATGAGCGATCATAAGACCGCAGTTCGGTTCCATGACAGTGATGGAAAGAATCGGTAGTAACATGAAACTCATCTCTCCGCACCCCACCGCCACTCGCCTCGGGCCCATCCACCCGAGCGCGGGTGTCCGTGCGTGGTATGAAGCGGAGATGGTGAAGCTCATCGACGCGATGTGTGAGAGCTACAGTCACGCACTCGTGCCGCTTTACAACCGGGCACCACGACCGGTGCTGCCGATGACTTTCCACATGGGTGAGCTCAATCAAGAGCTCGACGAGCTGGAGACCGGTTGGCAGAGAGCTTTTGACGATGTCGCTTTCAACGTTGCTTACGGTGCAGTGTATCGCGCACTTCGTCACCACGATCTCGCGATGTGGGGCGCCTTGCAGCACAAGAAGATCGTCGTAGCACAACGTCAGCCAAACTCTGATGGGGACGAGGTCTCCATGGACTCGGCAGAGAGCAGTAAGCCAAGGTGGAAGGACTTTGACGTGAAGTTCGACCTGACCGACCGGCTGAAGCAGACCATCAAGAACCAGTTGAAAGACAACGTCGATCTCATCAAGAGCATCCCCAAGAAAGCCCACAAGCAGATACGTGATATGGCCCGTGAGAGCATCGAAGCTGGGCGTGACGTGGTGGGCTTCACCGATGCGCTTGAAGAGGAGTTTGACATCACTCGTCGTCGAGCCGCACTCATCGCCCGTGACCAGAACAACAAGATGACGAGCATGTTCCATCGCACTCGACAGCTCGACTGTGGCATCACCCAAGCGTTCTGGGTGGAAACATTCGCCAGCCTTCATCCTCGTGAGGAGCACTCAGCATGGAGTGACGAGGGGGCAACGTATGACGTTGAAGTTGGAATGACCAATGAAAACGGTGATCAGGTGTGGCCAGGCACCGAAGTCAACTGTGGCTGTCTCGCCGATTCCATCATCCCTGGCTACAACGATGAGGAGGCCACATGACCGCTCAGTTGGATAATGCCAACACCCTTTCCGCCGCGGCTGATGCCGTTACCGCCCAGGCCAACGCCCTTCAGACCTCGCAGCTTCACTACATGGGTTACAGTGCTCACATCGCCGCACAGGCTGCGTGGAACGGCATCGGTCTTACCCAGAAGGTCGTCTATCACCAAACCCAAGCGTCTACGCACCTCACGTGCGCCGCTCAACTCAAGGCCGCTGGCCGATAAGGAGAACTACGTGATCACCTACACCGACGTGACTAACCTTAAGGAAGTCATCATCGCCTCGAACAAAGTCATGATGCAGCTGACGCCAATCCAGGCGAAGATGAACGAGATCTTCATGCCGTTTACCAAGCTTGACAAGACCAAGGCCTACTTCCTCGCCAACGAAGATGGTTCCATCACCGTCATTCAGTTCGGCTCGCAGGGTCAGCCCGGCTACGTGGATGCCATCCCCTTCCCTGAAGATCCGGCGTCGAACGAAGAAGTCAAGCCGTAAATTTCATCATCTCTCCTTTGCGGGATAACCACCCGCCCGGAGCTTTACATGATCGACATCAGCGTCCTCGCTTTCGACAAAGGTTCCAAGCGTCACACCGACGACAACGGCTTCCTTCACATCTCCGAGACCAACATCTCGAAGGCGATCGTCAACCCCTACTGGGGCCGGGAGATTCCTGGCAGTGAGGCGCTGGGGCTTAAGCCTGATCAGACCTACTACATGCTGCGTGATCCGGCCGAGCTGAAGAAAGGCGCGGCAACCTTCAACAATCTCCCACTGCTCGACAAGCACATCCCGCTGGATAAGTTCCAGTTGGATGACCCGGAGGTCAAGAAGCATGTTGTAGGTAGTACGGGGACCGACGCCACCTTTACCGACGGTTACCTGAAGAACTCCATGGTGGTGAACACCCAATCGGCGATCAAGGACGTGGAGGAGGAGAAGAAGGCGGAACTCAGTTGCGCTTATCGCTATCAGCCGGACATGACACCCGGAACCTTTGAAGGTAAGCACTACGACGGAATCATGCGTGACATCCGTGGCAATCATGTCAGTCTGGTGCCCGAGGGGAGGGCTGGTCATGATGTGAAGGTCATGGACGCAAAGATGAAGGAGTGCTCAGTCATCATCTACTCGCGCATCAGTGAAGCACTTGGGTGTGGTAACACCGAACGAATTCGCTTCGCCCTGGGCTTAGACGCTCGTGATGCCGAGCCAAGCTCGATCACGGTGGAGCAGACCAAGGACATCGCTCGTCGGGACGACGTCTCGAATAGCTTCCGAGAAGGAGAAGGAGGAACTTACGCGGATCCGAAGAACAAGAAGTACAAGCTGAACACTCATGAGCAGGTGCAGGCTGCCGCTTCCTACTGGGGCATGCCCAAGAACCGCTCCATGTATTCGCAGGAGGACCAGACGAAGATCGAACAGCGCATCCGCGCGGCAGAGAAGAAGTTCAAGATCGGCACGTTCAACAAGGGAAGCGTGACCGAGAGCAAATGAACCCACTACATCAGGAGGCCCAGCATGGGCAAGAACCTCAAACCCCTTTCCAGCCAAGGCCATCGTGTCATGGGTGCGCTCGCCAGCTTCCTCGCACCCAGGATGGCTGCGGATCAATCACTCCAGTCCGTGGAGCTTGAAGCGCTCTGCAAGAGCATCACCCCCGCCCGCTATGATCGTCAGATCGAGGGCATCGTGGGCACCATCAATGAGAAGTTCGGCGCGCGTCTTGCCGCTGACGCCAAGCTCGATGATCTGCGCAAGATCCTCACCGCGCTGATGCCGGTGGACCTCGCCCTGGACATCAAGAAGGAAAACGCGGAGTGCATGGACGAAGACGACGACTCCAACGACGATGCCAACGACAAGGCTAAGGACGAGATGGAATCAGAAGACGCGGAGTTCAAGGCCTGGAAGAAGGCCAAAGACGCCAAGAAGGCCAAGGACGCCAAGAAGGCCAAGGACAAGAAAGACACCGAAGATGACGGTGAGGAGGGAGACGAAGAAGATGGCGGTGAAGACGCTGCCATCAAGAACACGAACATCACTCTCAAGAACAAGAAGGGCGATCAGGACCAGAACGATGAGGGGGAGTGGGTGGAGAAAGACAGCAAGAAGGCCAAGGACGCCTTTCCCAGTAAGAAGGCTCTGGACCAGGCCTTGGACGCCGCCCGTGAAGAGGGTGCCGAGCTCGCCATCTCCCGCATGGGCGCCCGCTTCGAGGCTGCCGCTCTGGTCAAGCCGGTCATCGGCAAGGTTGACCCCTACACCACCAGTTCCACCAAGATGTTCAAGATGGCGCTGGACGAGCTGGCCAAGACCCGCAAGGGTATTGACCTGACTGAGATCCCGCCCGTGGCATACAAGGGAACCTTCAAGGCGCTGATGGCGATCGACGCCACGCGTGGAACGAAATCCAACGTTCGTCTCGCTCAGGACTCGGCCAAGGCCAAGACCCTCAGTGAGAAGTACACCAACATTCCCGGCCTGGCATAAGGAGAAGAACACATGGTCACCGGTTTTCAGCAGCAAGTCAATCAATACCCGGCCCCGGCCGTCTGGGGTGATCGCGCGTCGATGAACCCCATCGCTACCGTCGATGCCGGCCCATTCAACCTCACCTCGGGACTGCTTGGTGTCGTCGTCGGAAAGTTCGGTTGGCAGGCCCTCACCCCCGCCACGATGCTTTCCATCGTCAACAACTACTCGCCTACTCAGCCGACCATCCCTGATGGTTTCGTGGCCAATGAACAGCAGGCGCTGATCACCACCTGGCTCGGTCAGCAGAGCATGACCATCGCGCCCGGCTACCCGGTCACCCTCTACAACCGCGGCGACTTCTGGGGCAAGACCGTCTACACCGATGCCGCCGTGGGAAGCAAGGTGTTTGCCAACGTGTTCAGTGGTGACGTCTACCCCGCCGCGTCCGGCTCCTTCATCGCCGATGTGGTCGGTTCCGCTGCGGTGGTCACCGCCACCACGACCGCCGGCTCCTACAGCATGAACGTCACGGCGTTCACCAGTGGCACCCTGGCCGTGGGTCAGCAGGTGAGTGGTCCTGGTCTCACCAACGGCCTCTACTACATCGAGTCCGCTGGCACCCTCGTCCTTCCGGCTTCGTCCGGTTCCGGCACCATCAACCTCACCCAGGCTGCGGTCACTGCCTCCACCGGTGGGTCATTCAACACCATCGCGAACGTGGGAATCGGTGGAGCCACCTGCTCCAGTGTCAGCTCTACCTCCAGCACCACCATGACCATCAACACCGTCACCAACGGGACCATCGTTCCTGGTCAGCTGATTCAGCCGATCACCAGTATCCCCGCGAACAACTGGGTGGCCAGCATCGGCACCTTCAACGGCACGTCCGGCACCATCATCATGGGCCTCGCCAGCACCGGAACGATCACCGCCCAGGCCTGCAAGTTCTCCGCCTTCATCGAGACGCCGTGGTACTTCAACAGCGCCGGTAACGTGGGCGACCTCGTCAAAATCGGAACCAGGTGGTAAGGAGACCAACCATGGCATTTGAACAGTACACCGACGAAACCCTGCTGCTTGCAGAGCGCTTCGGTATCGGAATGGACAGCACCGACGCTGACCTGATCCCGGCCGTGGACGTCTCGCCGCTGAAGGGTATGGCGCTGGATGAGGCTCTGCAGCTCGCCCAGGATGCGCCCACCAACCTGATCCAGTCCGGCATGGTCACCATCAGCAACGCCGGCATTCCCAACTACCTGTCCAACTACCTCGACCCGGAGATCGTGCGAGTCATGACCGTTCCGCTGAAGGCCGTGGACATCTTCGGTGAGAGGAAGAAGGGCGACTGGCTGATGGACAGCGCCCAGTTCCCGATCATCGAGTCGACGGGCGAAGTCAGTGCCTACGGCGACGACAACGACAACGGTCTGGTGGGCGCAAATGCCAACTGGATCCCGCGTCAGTCCTTTGCCTACCAGTGCTTTACCCGGTGGGGCGACAAGGAACTGGCCAAGGCCGGTCTTGCCAAGCTGGACTGGGCCGCGGAGCAGAACGTCAGTTCTGCGCTGATCATGAACACCTTCCAGAACCGCACCTACTTCTTCGGCGTCGCCAACCTCGACAACTACGGCATCACCAACGACCCGTCGCTGTCGGCCAGTATCTCGCCGCTCAATGGCGTGTGGAAGAGTGCCACCGGTGTCCAGATCTTCCAGGACATCCAGAACCTCTTCGTGACGCTGCAGAACCAGCTGCAGGGAAACATCGAGATGGAAGACGAGCTGATCCTGGCCCTGCCCTCCACCGTTCAACCCTACCTGCTGACCCCGATGCAGAACGTGTACGGCACCCCGTCCTTGAAGGCCTACCTCAAGGAAGCCTTCCCCAAGCTCGTCATCAAGACCGCCCAGCAGTATGTCATCGCCGGCTCGGGCAATCTGGTTCAGCTGATCGCCCCGAAGGTCCAGGGCCAGCAGACCGGGTTCTGCGCCTTCACCGAGAAGATGCGCGCCCACGCGATCGTGCGCAAGACCAGCTCCACCCATCAGAAGAAGTCTGGTGGCTCCTGGGGCTTCATCCTCAAGATTCCCGCTGGCGTTGCCAGCATCATCGGAGTGTAACGTCATGGCTGAAGAGTTCCTCAACGTCTATTGCAAGATCCCCAATGGACTGACCATGTGTCTAGAGGAACGAGGCGAGATCATTCGTGTTCATCTGCCTCGCTCGTCACGATACATCCAGCCTCATTCCAATTTCACTGCCACCAAGGAGGAGCGCATCGTCTACGGCTGCTCCGTCACACCAGTCAGCAAGGTGTTCTGGGAGGCGTGGATCAAAGCTGTGGGTAAGGATTATCCGCCACTCAGGAATCACATGGTGTTCGCCATGTCCAGCAAGGGCGACGGGACGGCCGAGGCGAAGAACATGGAAAGCACCCTGACCGGTTTCGAGCGCATCGATCCGAAGGTCGCTCTGAAAGACAAGTCCGGCCGCACGGTCGGCGGCAAGCGCGATGATCGCGACGCTCCTGAGGAGTAGCACATGGGCATAGTCACATTCAGCCCGCAGTCATTTTTGCTTCAGTATCCTGAGTTCAGCACCATCGACCAGGCTGCGGTTGTCAACGTGTCCGTCCCAATCAACAGCAACGTGATGACCATCAACTCGGTCACCTCGGGGACGGTTGCGGTCGGTGAGGCTGTTTGTGGCTCAGCCATCTTCGTTCCAACGTCGCTGCCACTCGGAATTACCATCCAGAGCATCGGCACTTTCAACGGGACGAGTGGCACCGTCATCCTGTCTTCTCCGGTCACCGCCGCGATCGTCAACGCGCCGTTGATTCTCTACGCCTGGAACATCCTCACCGCCAACTTCGACGCCGCCACCTACTATTGCCGAAATGATGGTGGTGGGGTATGCGACGTTCCTACATTGACGTTGTTCTTGAACCTGATCACCGCACATCTTACCGCCATCAACAATGGTGTGAGCGGGCAGGCAGCTTCCCAACTTGTCGGCAGAATCAACTCTGCTGGCGAGGGTTCTGTCCGCGTCAGCACGGAGATGAAGGTCGATCCCGGCGCGGCCTGGTTCATGCAGACGAAGTACGGCGCAGCTTACTGGCAGGCCTCTCTTCCCTACCGGCTGGGCGGACACTTCGTGCGCCCGCACTGCCCAGAAGAGTTTGGCTTCGGAGGTTTCTGATGGACGTCTTCACGGGAGGAGACAAGCTCACGGCCTTGCTGACTCAGATGCAGCAGGGGATGGCTGGAAGCAATTTTCAACCACGTGTCGAGGTTGGTTTTCTTGAGGGCTCAACTGCCGGTTGGAATGGTCCTCGACCAATGAAGAAAAGCAAGAACTGGAAGAAGACCCCAAAAGAAGCGCGTGGCATGCCTGGCGGAGTTCCGGCCCCCTACATCGCCGCAGTCCTCAACTATGGTTACGCACCATACAATCTTCCCCCAAGACCGTTCTTCGACGACATGGTGACGAAGCAATCCCCGAATTGGCATCGTCTCCTTGCCGCTGCATTGAAGGCAAACAACTACTACGCCTATGATGCCTTGCAGCTCTGCGGGATTAAGATCAAAGAACAATTGCAAGCGTCAATGAACGACTTCACCGATCCCCCACTCACCGAAGCCACCAAGAAAGCAAAGGGCTTTGATCATCCTCTGATCGATTCTCACAACCTCATCAATGCCGCCGACTTCAGGATTGTCCTATGAGTCTTCACGATCTGGTCGCCAACGCCATTTGCGGCATCAACCCAATGATGACGTGTCAGTGGTACAAGAATACGGGGACCTCTGCGGCTGTCGGTGGCGTCGTCACTCCAACCTACAACGCCGCAGTTCCAATTTCGTGCCAGGTGCAGCAACTTACCGCTGCTGACATCAAGCACATTCAAGACATGAATCTTTCAGGAATCAGTCGCAAGATCTGGTCTGACACAATCCTCACAGGGATTGATCGAGCGGCCGGTCTTGGGGGCGACCGACTCGTTCTTCCGGACGGAACGATATACCTTGTGGTTCAGGTGATAGAAACCTGGCCGGACTGGTGCTCCGCACTTCTTCAGAAGCAGGTGTCATGATGTCTGGCTACGCGCTCGAAACACCAGTTCTTCAGGTGTTCACTGTCCTACAAGCATGGCTCATGTCTGTCACCGGGCTTGATATCTCGCATGTCATTCAAGGCCGACAGAACGGTGTTCCAGCGCCGCCTGGGCTGTACATCAATATGACCCAAACCGGACAGAAGAGTCTCTCTATGTTTGACACTAGTTACAACGTCATGGGCGGCACCGAATCGGTCAACAACTCCTTTGACGTCATCATCCAGTGCGATTGCTACGGAGTTGGGGCTGGCGATCTTGCCAGCGCGATAAGCACCCTTTTCGGCACCGAACCAGGTTGTAACTTTTTCGACGCCTACACCGTAGCAAACGGGTTCTCCACCATGGAGCCACTCTACTCTGACGATCCTCAGTCCATGGCGTTCACCAATGAGGAGCAGCAGTATGAGTCCCGGTACATCGTAAAGGTGCACATCAACGTCACCACAGGGGTGACCATTCCGATGCAATTCATGGCCTCGGCCAAGATTGGCACCATTGTCAACGTCTCAACCACTCCCCGATAAGGAAACAGCATGAGCATTCCTGCCTCAACAATCGTCTCTGTCGTGCCGAGCGTCTTGGCTGCTGGCGGGAATCCTCTCGCCTTGAACGGTCTTCTGCTCTCGCAGAACCCGCTTCTGCCGTCCTGGGCAAGCTCGCCCACGAGCCCGGCCATCACCTCCTTCACCTCTGCCGCGTTGGTCGGCGCCTACTTCGGCACCTACAACTGGGCTGGCACCGCCACCTGCGCGGCTAACACGCTGACCGTCACCAGCACCTCCCAGGGCACTCTGGCTGTCGGCCAGATGCTCCAGTCCTCGCTCGCTGTGGGTCTGCCGCCTGGCACCTACATCACCGCAATCGGCACTTACTCCACCGTGGCTGGTGTGGGCACGGTCACGATCAGTGGCGCAGGCTTCACCCAGGCGACCTCCTCGCCTATCACCAGCGTGTGCCTCGAGTACGCCATGGCCAGCGTCTACTTCGCCGGTTACAACGGTGGGACCACCAAGCCGACCTCGCTCAGTTTCGCCAAATATGGCAGCTATACCAGCGGCTTTGCCGGTTTCCTGCGCGGCCTCGCCAAGCCCGGGATGCTCACGACCAGCGTCCTCCAGGCAGTTACTGGGAGCCTTACCCTTACGGTTGCCGGCCTGCCGTTCACGGCAGCGGCTGTGGCGTCTGCCTTCTCGAGTGCCCCGTCTCCCTCTGCGGCGGCCACTGCGCTCACTGCGCTGTTCACCTTCACCGGCAACGCAGTCGGAACCACGATCACCTGGAACAGCAACTTCAATGCCTTCGTGGTCAATGCTCCGCTCATCGCCGGCACGTCCGCAATCGGGTACGCCACCGGCACCGCAGCTTCGCTGCTTGGTCTCGACGCTCCTTCGGCAGGTGTGCTGAGCCAGGGCACCGCTGCCGGCATGTCTCCTGCCACTGCGATGGCCAATATCATCCTCGCGTTCCAGAACTGGGCCACCTTTGGCACCTGTTTCGAGCCGGTCGCCTCCGACAAGGCCGCGTTCGCCACTTGGACCTCCGGGACGGGCGGCCAGTTCGCGTACGTCTGTTACGATACCGACGCCACGATCGTCACCAGCTCGCCCTCGGCCACCTGCATCGGACAGTACACGAAGACCAACAGCCTCAACGGTACCATCCCGGTCTACCAGGATCCGCTCACGGCTGCGTTCGCCATGGGCGCATTCGCCAGCGTGAACTTCAACCAGACCAACGGCCGCATCAGCCTGGCCTTCAAGTCCGGCAGCGGGATCACCCCGGCAGTCACCGACCCCACCTCTGCAGCCAACGCGCTGGCCAATGACTACAACTTCTATGGCGCTTACGCCACGGCGAACCAGGGGTTCAACGTCTTCTACAACGGTCAGATCAGCGGCACCTTCAGCTGGGCCGACAGCTACGTGAACGCCATCTGGCTCAACAGCGCTCTGCAGCTGGCCCTGATGACCATGTTCACCAGCACGCCCGCCGTCCCGTATAACAACGCTGGCTACGCGATGATCGAGGCTGCTTGCAACGGTGTCATCGCGCAGGCGCTCAACGCTGGTGTGATCAACACCGGTGTGGCGCTCACCTCCACGCAGATCGCCCAGGTGAACTCGGCCGCTGGTGTCGCCATCGACCAAGTCCTCGCGACGCGCGGGTACTACCTTCAGGTTCTGCCGGCTTCTGGCAATTCCCGGAATAACCGCACCACCCCGCCCTGCACCCTGTGGTACATGGATGGCGGCTCTGTCAACCAGCTGAACCTCGCGTCTATTGACGTCCAGTAAAGGAGAAGAAATGAATATCCTCATCGTACTTGCGGCGTTCGTGGCCGGGGCCGTGGTTGACCGCATCTACGGCAACCGGCTTATCGCCGAGGCGACGTCCATCGCGGCATCGGCCAAGGCGGAAGAGCTGAAAGCAAAGGATCGTCTGGACAGCCTGCTCGGGCGTGTTTCGGCGGCCAAAGACACCGCGCAGGCCGTCGTCAAGGCCGCCGAAACCGAACTGAAGTAAGGAGACAGACATGGCAAAA